GTTGTTATTTGTGTCATTTTGTTTACCGTGAATTAAGCGTTGAACAGTTTTGGTCTCATATATCCGTAAGCAAACCCATAGGAAGGAAAGCCATGTGGTCACGACTGGTAATATGCCAGTTAGCACTCCAGCCAATCCAGCAATGGCTCCAATGTCGATGGCGTTCTTAACGTGATCGTGTTCCATTTTTAATTACTCCACTGGGCTTTTGGTTGGGCTGGCCACACGATGTCACCAGCTACGGGATTAACTGCAATTGAACGGATGGCAGTACGATAAGTAACAAACGCTGCACCATTATCTAAATGTGGAGATAATGACTGATCGTTTACGCTAGGTACTTCTGACCAATCAGTATCAGCCAGTAATGCTTTAGCAGTAGCTTTATTATCATCAGCAGTAGGCGGTGCTGGCGGTGCTGGTGGTGGCCACGAACCAGTAACATTTGTCCAACCATTAGAAATAGCTTGGTCAATAAGGTCTTGTTGAGTCCCAGGATCGTATGCGTAAACTTGACCATCAGAAGGATTTTTAAAGTATTCCATTATTTATCCTTAACGTAATTCATACCATGAATTTAAAGTAAATGAACCAGTTACCACTTGAACCGAATATGTAGCCCCATTAGGGACAATAAATGAAGTTGGAATCAAGATACCTGATTGATTTCCAGAATCTACACCAAAGTAACCAATCACTACACCATTAATTGAAAAAGAACCATAATTATTAGCATTAGGTGCTGATGCTACATGCCCAGTTACTAATACAAAAATTGGTACCCCAGTAGTATTAGTATATGTGGTACCGAATATTCGATTTGATGTTTCATTAATCCAACTTTGAGAACCTTGACCTAAAGCGTTTATTACATTAGTTGCCAGTGTTGCAGTTGCCGCATTACCTGTGCATGATCCTGAAGAACCACTGGCATTACCAGTGATGTTTCCAGTGAAACTCACACCTGAAATTGAACCGCCCGTAATTGACACTGAGCTTGAGCTTTGGAAAGCCATTGTGCCTAAACCACTTAATGCGGCAGGTGCAACTAATTGAAATTCAGTACCATCGTATTGAACAATGATAATAGCGTTGGCTGTAATATCACCAGCAGCTAATGCTGTGCTACCTAATTTTGTGACAGCTTTAGCTCCTACGCCATTTACATTAAGCGTTACTGCGCCAGTATTGGCACCCGCTGATATAAAGCTAAACATTTGACCAGCTTGGTAAGCTGTAATGGCTGGAGTTAAAGTGCCAACGATTGTATTGGTACCAGCTACCGAGGATAAGAATGTGAGACTTGAGTTTTGTACTTGAGCGCCTGTTGTGAAGTCCACACCAGCAACGGCTTGTGCTGTATTACCTGCACCATCACCTTTAAGAACCCCTGATCCACTTGTTGCACCACAGGCATTACCGTTTACTTGGTTTTGAATCCAGCTAAACAGTGTCATTACTTGAGTTGCGTCCTCAACCGTACCATTTTGTAAGGTGGTTGGAAATGTGCTGATAATGTTACTCATAATCTACCTCAAGCCTGTAATAAGTAGCCAGTACGTTGATACCTTGCATAGAATGTACCAATTGCAATGGATGTGGATGCTGGCGCAAGTACGTCAATTGCTAGTTTATTGAATACCAACGGTATTGTCCAGTTTACTGCGTAAGTTCTAGGTGAAATTGTTGAGCTTTGCCATGAAGTACCATCGCCCCACTTATTAGACCCCCAAATACCGCCAACTTGACCAGTCGTTACGTTAGTACCGTTGATATAGTTACCTTTATCATCATAAGCTGAAATGGCATACGTAGTTGCGTTACCGATAGATGAAAGCTCAATTGTGGATTCCACAACCTGCTTCATTTCCATGTCATCACGTTTTGGGAATTGCGCTGATTTAAGCTCTACATTGTAAGTCACCCCGTTATCGTTATAGACGGTTGACGAGCTTGGGTAAACATACCCGTTAAACATTTTTGCACCACTACCATACCCTGAAAGTATGAAATAGTTACCTGCTGACGATACGCAGTCATATACGAAGCTGTGTGGGCCATTCCAACGCTTTTTACGCGTATCAAACCAGTAGTCGTATGTGCCAGCCACACCATCGACAATGGTAGGAATACAGATGCGATAAATGTTGCCAGCGAACGCTGCCGCAACACGTGTAGGCTGAGTAATGTATCCGAAAGGTTGTCTAATATCAGGTGTCGCACCATAACCATCTTGGTAAGTAACGGGCATCACTGCACCGAAAGCATTAACTAAATAAGCTGAGTCAGGGCCAGCAAAGAATGTCCCTAATGGTGATGGTACAACTGACCTTGGACATACTGATCCGATATTAAGCGACAAGTAGTTAAGCGATAATGAACCCGTGATTGCCGAGTCACCCGTAATTTGCCAAATTTGAGTTGCTTTAAATGCAATAAGCGCAGCAATAACACCTGCGGAAGTAGTTTGCACAGGTAGCCCTGATAATGCGGTAATTGGGCTAGTGTCACCTAATGTCAATGACTGACCTGCGTTTGTCATTACAGTTGGATTGAGTGAGTCACTGTAATAAGCAACGTTACCGCAAGCAAAGTATGCTCGGTTGTTTAAGTTAGCTACAAAAGTTGGGACGCTAGGTAAACCATGACTTGTTGTGTTCATGGTGCTATATGCTGGTGCTGCAGGGTTACTAATGTCAATCACACCGAAGAATGACGTACCAGTACCGCTATAACCAGGGTGAGTAATAATAAGTTTAGAACCAATACTTGCAATACTTGGCGGTGTCCAAGCCCCTGTAGTTGGCGGTGATGTCGGACGACCTTCAGAGTTACCTGCCGTAACGCCACTAATGGTAATAAATGCACCAGTTTGAATGTTGTAACAAAATGGCTGGTCTTTACCAGCAGTAAGCCCTGTGGCCACCATGCCAAAAATGTAGTTACCAATGGTAATTTGAACAGAAATGAAACCAGGTGTTGTGAACCCTGCAAAAGAAGTGAAACCGCCATCAACGCCTGGTCTAGCAACTACAATCTCAGGGTTAGATTGGTCAAATACTAAGTTTGATAGCTTACGACATGCACCTGGGAATACATCCGTTGCATCATAGGCGTCAGCTAATCCCTTCGGAGTAAATCTGACGGGTACTGAATCTGCTATAGGCATAATTTACCAAGGGTCAAGTTTCGTTGGACGGTTAGAACCACCGATACGGAATCGGCGAGGGTCTAATTGCACTTCTTTAACGACTTGTTGCTCGTCACCTTCAGTAAGTAAATGAGCGTCAAGCATCTTGTCACACATTGCCACCCACGCATTGTAGCGAGAGTCGTCAGTGATACGCATCATACGCATCGCTGTGGCTTCAATCAGGTAGTCTTGGTCTGAGAACCACGGAATAGCCGCGCTGGTCTCAGGTGATGTAATTGGATTTTGGCGCAAATAATAACGATGGGTAACAGTTATGTTTTGTGCCGATTGAGGGTAGATATAAAGCTGACCTAAGCCACCAGTTGCTACGGCTGAAAGGTCACTAGCCCACTCGTAAGGGTAGTTTGCCAAGCTGACTTGTTGTGTCTCAGAGTCGAATTGTTTTAACGATGCTGGATTTAAGAAATAAGGCTCACCTTGAATTTCATAAAACATATCGTATGTTCGTAAGTAATTGGCCTCTAATGGAAACGGACCATTACTATAAGCAGGGATAATTAAGTTTGTAGTGATTAAATTAACTTTTAAGTTACGGTGCAGCACAAGATCGTCGAGCACAAAATTCAACGCCCTGCCCCCCTGTGCGGTGAACCCTGGACACTTAGCTATCGCTAGAGCATCGGCAACGATCTGTGCTGCGGTGTAACTCATATTAGCCTAAACCGACCTTTTTCTTAGCTTCAGAAATGGCCAGCTCACCTTTCTCAATATCTTCAGTAACGCGAGTAATGTTAGTACCCATGTTTTGAATAGTAAGCTTTTCTTGTGACGTTAGTTTAGCACCATTCTTTTGTTTTGACTCAAGATTTTCTAAAACCTCTTTCATTTGTTTTAGAGCTTGTACGCCTTGGTCACGACGAGCTTCCAATTCAGGAATCTCAGAACGAGTACGCTGGTGATCTACAATGTCGTGGAATAAATTTACACGGTTATTCACAGACTCGACTGACTCACCTTCGTATAAATAGCCACTAACGTTGATTGTTTTACCATTTGGCATAGTCGCTTGAATACTGAAATTACCAGTTACTAAAGCGCCTTGCAACGTGCCTTCTTCTTTCTTAGTCATTTGGTCATACTCCTTAGATTAACGTGTTTTGCCCATAAAATGGCGATTTGTTGGGCGACGATACGCATTTTCATTGTCGCCATGAATTGACTTCTCATGGTCCCAACAACGAGCAATACGGCTCTTTAAATCGGTCAGTGTATACAAGTCAACGGTATAGGTCTCGTTATGGAAATAATCTTGACCATTAGTTGTGAGTGAGATACCTGCGCCTGTTGGCAATTGTATCTGATAAAAATAAGTTGGTACATCAACCTCTACGAATTTTTGCTTACGTTCGTCGGTTTCCCAAGGGTTGGTGCATTTTTTAATCTTTACAGTTTTACCTGTTGGTTGTTCATCGCTATTACCCACATACATGCCAGCTTCGGCGGTGGCTAACGCATTACTTTCAGCAACACTACGTGCTTCCTGCTCTTGAAGTAACTGAGCTTGAAGGGCTGCAATCTGTGACTGCAACTCAGCTAATGTGACTTCTTTATTTTCAGTTTTAGGTAGTGATAATTTTGTATTTTCTTGTGACATGATCTTGCTCCTTAGTGAATAAGAGGGGCCGAAGCCCCCCTTAAGGTTACGTCATTATTCTGACGCAGTACCAGCAGTGTAGCCTACGCTAAATGCTGAGCTTGCTTCAGTACGAGCCATGTACGCATTGTTCAAGATGATAGTACCGTACATCATCTTCCAAGATACAACGCGAGTTTGGTTCATCGGATCTGACTTATCAGCACCTTGCAAGTAGTTGTATTCCACATCATCAAGCAATACTTGGCCATAAGCGTCCATACCGAAGAATAATGTTGGAAACACTGTTACGCCTGTTGCTGGTGCAGCAGGTGGTGTTTGTGCAACACCAGTACCAGTGATAACTACTGTTGAGCCTGAAGCCAATTGAGTTGCGTTACCAGCTAATGGACCAGTTGAAGGACCTGAAGCTGATAGACCCAAGTTAGCTGGGCTTGCAGTTGTGCCGATGTACACGTTAAACACATAACCTGCCAATGTTGGCAATGTTACGCTGATAGAACCTGCACCTGAACCACCAACTGTCAATGCACCTGATACTTGGTAAATACGTTGTTCAACTGAAGTCGCTGTAGGAGCGCCAGTCACTTGAATGTAGTATGTACCAGCAGCCAAAGCACCACCAGTTGTTGCTGGAGTACCAGTAAC